GGCTATTGCGTACCTCGCCTTCAAGAGGGTCGGCGTGCGTTGTTCGATTCTAGTCGCAGGCGACGATCTCCTCGTCGCCGCGTATGATGACTACGACCACAGCCAGATCGTCGCCCTTGAGCGCGCTTGCGGGATTGTCCCCGAAGCACGGTCATTCACCGATTTCGAACACGTCACCTTCATATCCGGCATGTGGGTTGGGGTTTATCCAGCGATTGGATTCGTCCCCTTGCCCGGCCGGCTCGTGTCGCGCCTGTGGTGGACCACGAATCCACCCACGCCGCGGCGCCTGGAGGTGTATCGACGGAGTGTGGTGCGCAGTCTATTGCCCACCTGTTCCTCGGTCCCAGTGATCTCCCGCTGGTTGTCGCGTTTCGATTCGGAAGGAGAGACAATGCACGTCGACAAAGGCTACAACTACCGCGGCTGCTCACAGACCTTCGACCGCAATGACCTCGAGGCGATTTTCGCTGAGAGGTATGGCGTGACCGTCGAAGCTTTGCGTGAGTGTGAGCGGTGGCTGGACACCCTGCCGGCGGCGCCCTTGATTATTCGGCACCCCGTTCTCGAGCGCATGATAGAGGTCGATATGGCCGATATTGGAGCGCGGGGGGACGGGGTGTGGGCGTAGGGGCTCCCGTATCGTTTGACGACGACCTTTGACCATGCGCGCACAGATTGATGATAAGTTGCGTAGTTTCGGACTAACGCCGCAAGGCCGTGAGTTCGTTGTGAAAGCGTTGGACCCCACTAGCGTGGGGTCGAGCCCAGGCGTTCCCGACCAATCCGCGTGTTCGGTGCTGCGACCGGAGTACGTCGTTCAGACGACGATTGCTGCTCCGTCGGTTAGCACCTCAACGTGGGATTTGATGTGTGTGTTCCCGCCTGGCGACGTGATCACGTGCGTGTATGCGTATGGACCTTCCGGGACGGATTTCTCGTCAGGCACGGTTCCGGCAGGAGGAGGTACTGGTTGGGTGCCGCTGCAGACGAGCGTAGATCAGCCTGGTACTTTCCAGCTGACGACAATCGCTCCAGCGGCGTCCAACGGTTCCGTAACCCGTTCAATCCGAGCGCCGTCTTCGGGGGCTTTGGTGTTCCGCCACATGTTCAAAAGTGTGACGGCGCAGCTTATTGCCCCTGCGGTGGCGGATCAAGGCGACGTTTATGCCGCGCAGTATCCTTTGGACACTTACGGCGCATGCCTCAACGGGCTGCCCACCGGAAGTACGTCCACTGGTCAGCCGCTCATCGTACAGTCAGTGAAAGCACGCATCCCATTCAAGGAGGAGGATTTGACGCTGAGCGCGCGTACGCCCTTTGTGGGCCGTGCGCGGGACGGCGTCTACATGCCTCTGAAATTGGTGGGGCCCTCGCAAGACTTTTGCCGACTCTACGATTCGCGGGTGGGTAACGACTCGGTGTCCGGAGTGACCGTCATAGGCACCGGACTCGCTGACGTCATTATACCACAGAGTATTATATACTCCAACAATGATACTGGCATAGCGGGCGCAGCTCCGTTCATCAATTCGGTGTTAGGCCAACCTGCTTTTCAAGCCGATACAGGCTACGACAATACCAGCGTGGGGGTGATGATTTGGCGCGGCTTGGCCGCGGCTGGCGGTGGCGGCGGGTTTGCAGCGAATGTGAATCTTAAGATCGTGGTAGGGCATGAGATATGTCCTAGACCCACGGCTTTCGATCGCGTGTACCTGAAACCGCCGGTTAAGTACGAACCACTAGC